CCTACAGGTTACCTCATTAGATGACGTTCCTCCTACAAAGTTCTTCGTACGCCGCATAATTTCGGATTTGAGATGACGAATTGAGTTCTGGATGTCCTTCTTTCACTCTTCGGTAAGTGTCATTAAGGATTCCAAAAGTCAGTTCGTTCATCCATTCCCGGCCGAATATGCTTCGTCCTAGTTCTAGGTAGTCGGTAACGTCCTCATAATGAGGTGGCTGGTAGACGTACTCTTTCTCTACATACGATTCGTCAATCGAGATGAACGGATCACCCTGAGTCAATTGGGAGCCAAAAGACTCGCCTTGGATTGCCGGTCCAGGGAGGGGGGGTTCTATTCCAGAGCCGATAGGCGTCTGTAGAGGGTCTGTATCATGAATGAGTGTTGCAGATCGCGCTGTGGTAGCGTTGAAATTAACCAAACTTTCCACTAGACTCGATTTCAAGACACTAGTAAAACGTCGTATTACCTCGTCTTTCTTGAGTTCAGGCTTATTTTCATCATCGGTTAACATTGAAACAGATGATGAGAGGGCTTTCTCGAGGGGGGCGATGACGTTTTGGACACTAGTGGTTTGGTAATCTTCGTAATCGAGTTCTTCCCATTTAAGAACAATCTTCTTATCGGATTTATTTTTGTCTAGATACACTAAATCGGCCTTTGGCGGAGCCCGATGTGTGTTAGATAAATAGTCTGATATGGAGACGTATCTTGAATTGGAAGAAACCTCTATCTTAGGGAGCTTAGGAGTTACAATAAACTGTTGAGCCCAGGATTTACCGACATTCGTTGCGTTCCTGTCATGGATCCAATTGGCATTCTCCGGTAAGAATGGTCCGTTGGATGTGTCAGATAGCAATGAAGGGAATTCTGTTTCATCAGCAAATTGTAGGTCTTCTTCGCCCCTTTGATTGTCAACAACATCACTTCTGATGTCGAATGGGATCGACTCCCAGACGTCTTCAACAGTTAATTCGGCTTCCGGTCCAAATCCGTAAGCTGAATTTATCTTCTTAACTAGTTTGTCTAACCATTCCTGTTTTTTGGCTTTGGCTAACTTTCTAGCTTGAGATCTGTTGAAATCGACTGTTAATGATAAGATTAATCTGTTCTTTAACAGTTCGATACCAGAATATGACGCGAGGTACTCAATGATGTCACTGACAGGCATGTCCATAAGTTGACTTATGTAATATGCCTGGTCAAGCGGGATGTATAGGTCTCTAGTAGTCAAGCGATGAAGGTATTTGTGTAGATCCAATCTTAATTTATTAAGTCTGGACGCGGCATAATAACATTCATCGTTGCTAGTAGGTTTTGTGGAATGACCTTTGAACTTATCCATCCCGTGTCCGATAGTCGTTAAGACTCTCTTGACCACGTGACGTACATTGTAACGTTCTATGTTGAGCTTTGAGAAACCGTCGTCGGTGTAGTACTGCATTTCAGACATGATATGCGCTTCTAATTCACCTTCGACGTCCTTTGCTAGAGGCCTTTCTCCTACAGGTATCTTGAAAACGGGTTTAGCCGACCTGTTTTCTGGGTTTAAAGATATTTCCTGTTCCTCATACCCGACGGTATTAGGGGTTGAAAGGTTTCTCAGAGACGACTTCACTATTGCCATCAAATTCCTAATTTCGACACTGTGTCGAGTAGATGACCAATTGGACCTTATTTGGCTAATAAGTTCCTCTTTATCATCCTCGGACACATTGTCGTAGATCTCGATCAGTCTGTTGGTTAATTCAGACCCGAATCGGTTGTATGGTAGCATCCCAAAGCCACCATACTCCTCAGGAATATTTGAAGGTAATAATGAATTTATAGAACGTAGGATTTTTGAGAAATACGTATTGGTGCTGCGTACGACGTTATCTCGTATGCGACCCCGTGAATCCATGTAACACAAATTATGCACTTCCTTGAGTAACAACTCAGGGCTAGCATTGTCGAGGGATTTCTCGACTTTTCCAGTGACTAAAGATTTAACATCAGGGAATTTAATTCTTCTATTGTTTCTAAAGTCAAAGAAGAGTCCGCAGAATAAACCTACTCTCGACGATCGGAATGTCTTACTCTGGTTTAAGACAAACCCAAGTTCCTTCATTCGACTTTCGTAATCTGCGATCTTCGTTTCGTTCCATCGTGCTAGGATATCGTCTCCAAACACGACAGAGTCGTTAGATGACCGAGTTGCAAAGTGATGAAGGAGGCACAGTATTGGGAAAGATAACCTCAATCCCATTTGTGTACCCCTTGCTACGGCATAGTGTGATACAAGGACTTCGCGTCCTTCCCGTATTTCGATTCTTTGTCTCATAGGGATAACACCTATTTGTCGAAGAGACTCAGAATTAGTTCCCGTAATAGTTACCGATACCCAAGATTTCTTGATCTGGTCTGGAATTCGTCCTCTTTCCGCAATACGTTGTTGAAATGGCATAAGTATAGATGTACCAGGTTTATACCTAGTCACTTCATACACGTTGTTGGCGTCAGAGGGGATGAGACGAACTTCATCCAGGGTCAGGTAATCTTGCAAAGTCAGATTGGATGGGATCCAATATTGGTGGAGACCGTCTTCGTCGGTGTACGCAAGAAGTCTTCCAACATTTGACTTAGGTGGTTTTACGGCTTCGAGGGGATCCTTTGGTCTAACCTGTAATTTGCCTGATAGGAACTTACTACTATTTTGAACGTTTGCGTCAATATTGTAGTTGTGTTCGCTATTAGCTCCAAACAAATTATGGGTAGATTCCCTGTTGATTTTACGTTTTCCCATACCGACGGTATCATCTATATCGTCTAGTTCGGTCACGTAAACATCTTCAGGGGGGATAAACACCCTCTTTTCGACTGTGATAGGGTTTTTATCGACAATTTCGATGTATCTTCGTCCTGATACGTCAATTGTCGCAAAAGCCCAATCACGTTCAACTCCTTTGATGTTAAGGAGTGAACATAGTTCTTCTAACACGATACGAGCATATCGTGGGTCGATGTAGTCTGTCGAATCAGTACAATCAGATTCGTAGAACTTCTCATGTTCTAGTCCCGTACTGTTATTACATCGTTTTCCGATTCGACGTAAGATTTCATCGCATCCGAGCTCTTGGGAAGTTGGAGACTTCTTCCTAAGTTCGAAACCTTCTCGGATACCTGGAATCTTTTTTAGGAGTTCGTTACATTTATAATGAGCGGATCCTAAAATGCTAGGACAAACGGCGTTCGCTTTGGTCACTATCCTGAATTTGCCTCCACGTTCGGCAATTAATTCAGGGACCAAGCGGAGGTCGATATGACGAGTTGTCGCCTCGTTCATAACGGCCTGCCACCAATCGCCTTTCGTAACAGAATCTATTTTATCGGTACGGCGTTTAGTTTCGAAACGTCCGTCCGCGCTTATTATTGAAGAATTACAACATGTGCCAGAAAGTATCTTTCCGAGCCTTCTGAGGAACACCACGTCTTCACGTCGATCCTCAGATTGGGCCCAGATAGAATTTGATGATATCAAATTCTCCGACTTAATTTTGACTTGTGCCTCTCTTCGAGAGTTTTGCAACGTACCAGGGACGAAGATTCTCTGGGTCGTTGTAACGGTAGTAATATCGTTATTCTCTACATCCTGGGCTTCCATCTCGAATAGGTTCCAATCTATTTTGAGTGGTTCTATCTCAGGGTGCGTCTGGCACTTCTGTCCAAATTGAGTCAGGCATGGGTCTTTGCTGTGACGGGCGTTCTTGTGTGTCCACCTACGGGTTTCAACGTTTTCCCGCGGTTGGTCATTCACAAGCGTCGCAGTATTCACCTTTTCCTGTCTTTCTGCTATAATCTTCTGTCTGTAATACTCATAGGCCCCACCCTTTGATCTTGGAAGTTCAATACAACCAGAGATGTTAAATGAGGGTTTAACACTCTGGCGTATTCTACCTAAATCTTCAGGGGTGAGGTATTTTCTTAAGTCTTTCATGTATGCCCGGAGCTCTCCCTCGAGAGCGCCCGTTTGGCCTTGAAGGTCCTCAGGTCTTTCGAAAGATTTGCAGATCTTTCTAGTCAACGGTAAGAAACTTTGACGTTGTCGCTCATATACTGTAGTTTCGGTTTTGTGGTAACCGACTCTATCTAGTAATTCCCTTATGGCGGCGTCGTCTTTAGGTCTTATCGGCCATGCACGATTGATTCCAGAAAATATCATTCTATTCATGAACCCTTTTACCATCTTACTGTGAGATACCGTAAGTGGCAAAGAACCACGGATCATGAGATTAATAGAATGACCTAACCTTTTTAGCGACTTTAAGAGTTTGCCGTAGTCTATATTACAAGCCACGTTCTTCTTACCAACGTGTACCAAGGAATTGGCAACTGCTATATAGATGTGGTTGAGCACTCTCTTAAAGAAACTAAAATCGACCAGCCCACAACAATCACCGAAGAACAGCATCACACCGATGCAGTCTATAAGGTACGATTTGTCGCGGACACTTAGAAGTTGGGAACTTCTATTGAGGTCGTCCAGAGTCACCTGTAAAGTTTTGCGGTCTAACTCTACCCTACTACCAGGGGGTATGGATCGCTTTGAGTTCGCGCCGCTCCTGGTGTGGGTTACCGGAAGTCTGAACAAATCTAGTATTTGTTCGCTATAGACTTTTGAGCCCTTGCCGGTAGGTGTGTGCTTCTGCTTGAGGTGATTCAGAGCTGGTATAGCGCGCTCTGTCAAGCGATAGATATCACGATTCTGTACGAAGCAAAGAAGGTCAGTTACTACGAGGAGTGGTAACACAGAACCGAGAGATGTCGAACGGCTATGTAGGGAACAAGTATGCCTAATAGCGTCTCTAAACCAAGGGGATAATTCGAGTAAACGATTCGTAACGTCAATCGTTACTCGAGTTAATGTTGGA